CAGCAGTGACAGTGAAGCGTCACATTAAGGCTTTGGTGACTAATGAGATTTTTACAAGTGAAAAAATAGGTCGTCGACGCAAACTAAAAATTGGCGTAGAGCAATAAAAAAGCCGACGTTGGAGCGTCGGCCCGAACATGTAGGAAACAAAAATGAACTTAACACAACCTGGCTTTTTTCGCCAAGTGTTTGAGGTCTATCTCGACCTTGGACTCAGCTACCACCAAGCGGCTCTAGTAAATTACATTCACCGTTGGAATGACACAGGACAAGAATGTTTCGCTGCCGTCGAAACTATTGCGTCGGACTTGAGGCTTTCAATGCGAACCATGCGAAGAGTTATCAACCGTTCTCTGGCTGACAATATCATCTCAGGCAGTAGCAGTGGAAAGGGTAGGGCACGAGTCCTCAAAGTGACCGATGCATTCCTGCAACAAGTCAGGGTACAACTTGAAACCCAAGTGGCCAAAGTGGACACTTCACCCTCTGAAACTGCACCTGAAGTGGCCAAAGTGGACACTAGAAGTGGCCAGATTGTCACTCCAAGTGGCCATTTTGTCACAGCAAGTGGCCAAAGTGGACACCTATCTAAACTTATATCTATATCTATATCTAAACTTAATGATCTAGATACGCGTATAGACGATTGTAAAACTTTGAGTGTAAGTAGGGAACAAACCATGGCAGAGCGAAAAGCAGGAGAAGCGAATCGAGAGTGGTGGAGTGCTCTCGCTGATTCAGAGAAAAAAGATTTACTCGCTCAGGTCGAAGTCTTTGGAACCATCTTCGATAAGAAACTATGCAAGCCTGATACTGACATCGGACTGGCTATTCTGCGACGGTATGCCACTCAACCACACGAAGATGTCATTAAACAGCCCCAGGATGCCCAAGATTGAACGATAATGGGGCGGGGTAGGGATACCCCTAGGCTACAAGTTGGATGCAACCTAGGGGCTTGTAAGGGCTTATCGAGCGCGATAGTAATTGATAATTCTTTGCATACTGGATTCGGTTATGCCGAACCACTCGGCACAACGTGACACACTAAGAAAATCATTGACGTAAGTTAAATACATGTTTTCAGTTAAAAACAATTTATGTTTGTATGGTTTCATATATTTCCGTAGTTAGTTGGTGGTTAGTTTATTTCGGCGTAACGAAAACACTTAGCGCAATTGGCGTTATCAATATTGTAGGTGACATCGAATACCCTACCGTTATTAACCATGTATGTCGGTTGAGCGATAACGCCAAGATGCTGATACTTCATCACAATACCGGTGTAGGTACAGTGTAAAAACACTGGACACTTCTCTCGTTTATTAGCCTTTTGAGCTTGTAACACTGCTTTATCAAATAAATTCATATATTCTCTTAGTTAGTTAGTCTCGTCAGTACCCGCATAACGGGTAGACACCCCGAAGGGTGTTTCAACCTAGTCGGCATTATTGCCAAAGTTATCCAAGTACATACTGCATAAAAACTCGTCTGCCTGCTCTTCGGTAGGAAATACAGTCCACTCAGTACAATCAAGGTAACCAGGCATAGTCAGACGAGCTCCGTACCCGTCAAACAATTCAGCACTAAAAAAAGCACCTTGGATATAATCCACCACATCGGATGCGGTAAATGTACATTGCTTTCCAACACAATCTTGTGGGATTGCTACTGTTCCACAAGAGGTTTCGATTATTACCCAACGATCATATCTGATTTCTTTACGCATATAATCTCCCTAGTTAATGTGATTACTCTTAATCACTGTATACAGTCTAAACTAATAAGATGCATCTGTAAACAGTAAAGTATAATTATTTTTAACTATTTTATAACTAGCTGAATAGACAAGCTAATCCGACGATAAAGGCTACGCTCTTTGCTACGATTCCGAGTGTCTCTGTGCTGATACTATGCATACAATCTCCTGTTAGTTACTGCTGACACAAAGGTATACGGCAAATTAGGGCTTGTACTTTAGGCTTACGATCTGTCACTGTGTAGCTATGCTTGATGGAGTAGAGTATTCAGCTAGAGTCAATAAGCTAAAGGAAATATATTCCAAGCGATATCGAGCAAAGTATCGCCATGCTATCGGTAGGCCCAAAGGTAATCTCTATTACTCGATACGAAAACTATTGGGATTAAATCAGACTGAAGCAGGGAAGCTTATAGGCATATCCCAGAAGGCTTGGCAGTATCGTGAGCGCGTTAAGGTAATGTATTGGCCACTGGAGTTAGTACTTTTGCATGAGATATCTGGGCTCACTTCAGCAGAGTTCGCGCAATTACTCAACGATATCGCGTAATTATACAGAAATGACCGATAAGTGAGCTTATACGTCAAACTGTTTTAGGATTCAAAAACAAACGTAATTAGCTGGAATCATTAGGTATAGTTTCCAAAATGAAAACAAAATCGAAAATAGGTAGGGTACCGGTTATATATATATCTCCACACCCATATAAAATTCCTATACTTATATTCAACCAATGTTCTGTAAATAATAGGATAAAAAATGGAAAATGAAAGCGATTTAAAACAGGTTGAAGTTGCTAAAGACGATGTAAAATTACCGGAATCCAATACAGAGCAAAACGCTATTATAGAAGTATTACCACCGATACTAAGGGAAATACCTCAGACTAGACATCATGTTAAGAATGAGCAGTTAGGATTGCAGATAAGGGATTTAGCGAGGTTAGGGTTAAGTAAGAGTGCTAGTGCTTTAGCTGCGAGGGTATCTGTCAATATCTTGGATAAGTATTATCTGGAAGAGTATTTAGCTGGGCAAGCTGAAATGCAGAAGGGTTTAGCTAGTGTAGCTGTAGCTGAAGCTATGAATGGGAATACCCCTATCTTACTTCATCTGCTTAAAACTAAATTAGGTTGGAGCGAGCAGCATCAAATAGAAATATCTGGTGAGGTGAAGAGTGTTGTTAGTAATAAACCTATGAGCAAGGAAGAGTTTGTAGCTAAGTATCTTACAAACGAGTAACGCCCCCTTTAAGGGGATGGGGGTATATGCGGATGTACTGTATGAAATACACGTTTTCGACACGTAAACTTGAGAGGGGGTTAAGAAGTGCCCAGGGGTATTAGGGGGGTAATCAAAAATCGTTGTCAAGATACTATTTGTCAAACAAAGTTTATTATCGATGTAACTATTGTAAATGGGTAGGGATTGTTGTTGTAAATAAAAATCAATTTTTGTGTGGAAGTAAGCATTGTAGGGAGTTGTTAGACGTAAAATTTGTAAGGATTGCAGAAGAGGAATATAAAAAAGTATGGGGATTGAGCACAGTTTCAAAGAGAATCAAACAGAAATAACAACCATGAGATGTCCTTGTTGTGGTTATGTTTCTACAATAAAAGTGGAAGATAACAATAAATTCATGGGTATAAGCAATGAGGCACAAGGCAATTATTTTGTGTGTCAGAACTTTAAGTGTAACGTAGAGCGTATTTACGGTGATAATGCTGTAATGGTTAGTGGAAAATGAATGATTGGGTAGCTGAACAACAAGCCGATGAAGAATTGGTATGGGCTCCACAAAGCGGCGCTCAGGAGGCTTTGGTTAATTGTCCTATAACTTTAATTGGTTTTGGTGGCGCACGAGGTGGAGGGAAAACAGATGGCGTGTTGGGTAAGATGGCTATTAAACAAGAGCAACTTGGTGCTGATTTTAATGCTATCTTTTTCCGCAAGGAATTGCCTCAAGCTGATGACCTTATTGAACGTGCCAAACAAATATACTTACCCCTTAAAGCGCATTGGCAAGACCAGAAAAAGCAGTTTACCTTCCAAGCGGGTGGTCGCTTACGTTTTAGACCTTTAGCTAATGATGCTGATGCTGAAAAGTATCAGGGTCAAAATCTTTGCGTGGCGGTTGGCACTCCTATACGCATGGCTGATGGCACTTTTAAGCCAATAGAACAAATCCAGGTAGGCGATATGGTTGCAACCTTACTTGGTCCTAGACGTATTAAACACGTCACTACGCCTTATCTTGCGCCTTGTGTCGAAAGCCAGGTTTTGGCCCAGGACGGCACCGAGGTGGGGCGTCAGAAAAATCCCATTTGGCATCCTGTTTTGACCGCACACGGAGTTTTTTCCACCGCTGGAGACTTCGAGCAACACAAGTCTCTGAAACGCCATATTGATGAGCAATCTCGGCTATGGGCTTTATCTGCTTGTAACGTAGATCGTAAATTTCCCGCATATAAGGGTCTAAAGCACCAGGCTTGGTTCGCTTGTTTAGAAGATGGGAAAACTTATTGTAAAGAGTCATTGGATGACAACCCAACTTTGCAGCAGCTTCCATCGTTGTCCGTCCCTGTAACGCTTCACGCACCGACTGTTCGGTTAAAGCAAAAGCACGAGCGCCACGACCACGACGAATCCAGCGAATGTCATGCTCAACACAAATCCGTCGAACAGTTGTCGGACTTAGCCCCAATGCAGCAAAAGATACGTCAGGGTTTTCAGCAGCTTGACGCACTTTTTCAACCAGATCTGGATTCGCTCTGGCAGCCCGATGATGGTCTTTCATGTGAGCAGACCAACTTGTATACAACTTTAAGTTCTGAAGCCGATTATCAGTTTTCTCGTGATTTATGTGATGAACGCACTCGCCAGGTTGTAGAAACCGGCCAAGGTGCATTTCCATTACAAGGCGATGCTGTTGAATTACACCATACATTGACCGAGGGTGCGTCGGACACCATTCAAACACATAGCCCTGCGCCGATACAGTGGTGGGTGCACCCTTATAGCGGCAAGGCTTTTCATCTGGCTGAGGACGTTGTTTTTGGAAAGATGGTAATGACATATATTGGTGAGCACCTAGTAACTGATTTAACGGTTGAAGAAGCTAATCATTATATATCAGATTGCGGCCTTATCAACAAGAACTCAGATTGCGCTATAGAAGAAGCTGGTAACTACTCTGACCCTTCCCCTATTTGGAAGCTATTTGGCGCTCTACGAGGCAAGGGAGGAGGTCAAATTATCCTTACATTCAACCCTGGCGGTGTAGGTCATAGTTGGCTAAAAGAATTGTTTATCAAACCAGCTCCCAAAGGCATGAAGGTCTTAGAAAAAATACTGCCTAACGGTGCTAAGTTTGATTACATTTACATTCCAAGCCGAGTTACTGACAACCAAATACTGTTAGCTAGAGACCCAGATTACATCAACCGATTGCACATGGTGGGCAGTCCAGAACTAGTGCGAGCATGGCTGGAAGGAGACTTTGAGATACATGAAGGTAGTTATTTTCCTGAGTTTAGTTCTAAACATATTATTAGTCCTTTCAATATTCCAAAACACTGGCCTCGTTATATGGGGTATGATTGGGGTTATAGTTCTCCTTTTGCTGCTATCTGGGGTGCTGTTAGTTCTGGACGTGATGACCGAGGTGCTGAAGTACCGTATGCAAAAGGTAGCATTATTGTCTATCGAGAAATGTCAGGAAAAGGAGTTGATAACGTCGAACAGGCTAACCGAATCGCTTCAGTATCCGTGGGAGAAAATCCAATAGCAGTCGCCGATCCATCCATATTTAGTCATGAAGGTGGTCCAAGCATTAACGACCAATTCAACGCTGTATTCGCTAAATATAAACATCCATCATTTCGTCGTGCAGATAATGACCGCATTTCAGGTTGGTCACAAATACGACAACGTTTGGTAAGCAACCCGCCGTTGTTATACATTTTTGCAACTTGCTCTTACCTAATAGAAACCTTACCATCCATGTCAATAGACAAACGCAATCCAGAAGATTTAGATACGACAGGTAATGACCACGCAGTCGATGCTTTACGCTATATGTGTAAAGCAAGGCTTATAGATGCCAAATGGGAGCAGCCACAGCAGATATTTAATAAGGGTGTAATACAGATTCAAAGTTATATTGAAAAAATTAGGGCACGAAACGCTCGCAGCAAAATATGAAAAAACCTACTCAAAGTTTTGTTAAAAAGTATTCGCCCCGTTGGTGGAGACAGCAAATTACTCAAGCTGAAGAGCGACGTAGTAAATTTATTAAAGATGCAGAGGAGTCAATCCGAGTTTACAATGCTCAAAAACAAGTCGACACCCTTAAAGATGCACAACGTCGTTTAAATGTTTGGTGGTATTGCATAAACACTTTACTACCAGCCTATTACAGTTCAACGCCAAAAGCCGAGGTTAATCTTCGCAAACGCGCTGGTAGCTTACCATACGAATTAGGCAGTGTAATCCTTGAGCGCAATACTCAATATTCAATGGATTGCCACTTTGATTTTGATCGTGTTGGTTATAATGCCGCTTTGCAGTTTTTGCTGACAGGCCAAGCGGTTCTTTGGGCTAGGTATGAGCCTAAGTTT